AAGCTTCACAGATAGGCGCAATGATCGCAAGGTTCTTTTTGCTGTCTCGAGGGTTAGTCGGGAAGAAAAGAACTGTTGGTGTGTCGTGGCATGCCGCCTCGTTTTGCCAGTCGGGACGGTCCCCTAACACTTGATTGACCATGGCGTCCAGCCACATTCGCCGTTTTCTTCACGGCCCGACCAAAGCAGATAAGCAAAACGCAGATTAGCTGTCGGGTCTTTCATTCCTTCAAAAGTCCAGCCGAGCTGCTCAATGTATTTGGTGTGTATCTGGTTGATTTGCATGAGGCCGTGATCGGGGCCTGAGTCGGCGTCAGGTTGACAGCGAGATTCACGCCACATAATACGGTCAAGAGTTTTCAGCACTACAGGGTTATCGGGCCAACCTTGGCTAATTGCCAACGGGAACCAGACGCCACATTTGTACGAGTCAAAACTGTGTATGACAGCAACAGTCGTTTCAGGTAGCGGAGGCGCTGTAGAGGCGTTTAAAGCCTCAATGCGGGCAATCTGTTGCTCAGGGCTGAGAATATCTACCGTGTCGTATACGGGACTGGCTAGCGGTGCGATGTCGGCAGGAGGGGAACCACCGCCATACGCCACCACTAACCCTGTAAAGGTCAAAGCCAAAGCTAAAAGAAATTTGTACGGATTCATTTGTGTCCTTAAGTCGGGGTTCAGGTCGGGTTATGTTTACCGAAGGGTAGGCGCTATGTCAAGGACCCTTAAAGATTGTCTCAAAAGCATGGGCCACAATGTCGGGATGATCAGCCATAAGAGGCGAAATTTCCACATGTACCCATGTGCCGTTTTTGCTGCCGATCGTGTTCTTTTCGTAGACCTTCCAAGCGTCACGGTCACAGCGGTAGCCAGCGCCCCAACCAAACTTTGACGGCTTGTAGGTGTTGCTGTAATCGTGGATTTCCTCTATGCCAAGAATGTCTCTGTGCGTATATAGGAAGTCAATAAGTTTGTATCTGGTCACGGCGTCGCAAGACAGGTCAAAGGCACGCCATGTCGAATGTACAGATTTAGGCGGGTTAGGCATACCTGAACCTTTGATGTTGCGGTTTGCATAGATTCCTAATGACTTGACGCCAAACAGGAATTTGCAGTATTCAACAAACGCTTTAGTACCTTCACGGGGCTTTTCGTGTACAGCGTCCGTTGTCCCGGTATAGGGCCTACTGGTCATCGCCCTGCCCTTTGTCTTTTAGGCCGTTGCTGGCAAGGATTCCAGATAAGGCGCCCGTAAGAAACAGCATCATTGGGCTTAGTAGCGACCATGCGCTTTCGTCGTTAGGTGATACTTCTAACGGTTGCACAACAAACAGTAGGCCATAAAGTAGCGACGCTGTAGACAGCACAAAAGTAAGAGACAGGGCTACACCTACGACAAGTATTAGGCGTGCTTTAATTTCGCTGTTGCTGTATTTTTTCACGGGTTGCACCTTGACGCTTCAGGCTGTTCTTGACAAGTTTCACGGGTTTTATCACTACAGCTGGTCACCACAAACATTAAAACCACGGCTAATAGTCCTGCAACGATAAGGGCTTTCACGACGGTCCAATGTCCTCAACGATTATTTGCGCTTGTGCTGTTGCTGCCCTAGTTAAAACTGGTGCGCCTGTAGTGGAACTGGTTAAAGCGCAACCTACAACGGTTACAGAACCAGCGGTAAACGTACCTACATAAATGACAGTCATGTTTCCGTAGGCCGTTGCAGCCACGTTTGTTTGCAGAAGGGCGGTGCTAAGTAATGTACCTGCAGCGCTGGTTTCTCGAATCTGTGTTGCTGTAATACCGTTTGAAACTGTTGTTGTGTTTGCTTGAGGTTCGTTATAGGTAATTTTGTACAGCCTGCCTGTGATAGCGGTAAACGTTGCTGTCATGCCTGTAGCGATCACAGCGGAAGTAGTCAGCGTGTAGTTAGTGCTGCTTGACGCTAAAGCACAGACGCCAAAAGGCAGCCGATTTTGCTGACTTGCAGTCAAAACAGCGCCAGCAGTAAACGTGGTATTAGGTGAAATCGCCATGGTTTATGCCGCCCTGTACGTTGCTTGCCAAGTAAGAATGTCGCCTACCGCCCAAGTCAATGGAACCGTTGCACTGGTTACAACCATGACTGAGTATGCCCCTGCCGTATTTATGGCCCTGACACGCATTTCGGTTGCTGACGTCCAAAGAACCTGCAAGTTATTCATTGCACCAGAGGAGGTGTCGTAAAGGTTGGCGAAGCCTAAAGGTGAAGCGGCGTAACCCATACTTGCGTCAATGTTGACAGGCGGGGAAATTCCTATACTGCCAGTAATTGCCGAAGTGCTACCTAAAGTAAATGATCCTGTGACATGCACAAAATTGTTCACTCTGGCGTACTGGGCTGTCAATGTTCCGTTACCAATGGTGATAGCAGTGAGGGTCGGCGTGTATGCCGTGTATGTCCCTAAGACAGTGTTGCCGATAGCAACCTTTGTTTCGAGGGCTTCTACAGCGTCGTTAATGTCGCTGTGTTGCTGCGAATGTGACGGCGAAGTTAAAAGGTCCGTTGAAGTCGGGTTAGTGAAAACGTCTAAACTTGTGGGGTAGTTACTAGCCATAAGAAACTCCTAACCGATTGCCTTGTTCTGCGTTGCTGTCGTCATATGTGAAGCCGATCTCATTGTAATCTATTCCGCTGTCATATACAGGACTACCGCCCAAGACACCAAAAACAGCGTCGTTTAAAATAAATCTGCCATAATACGATTTAGGCGACATAACTAAATCAACTGTTGTTAAGGCTGGCGTGGCATTAACTGTAATTTGTTCGGGCCAATACCAGCCTGTAATAGCACTTTGACCCGGTGGCGTAAAACTGACGTTTGTCCAACTAGGTTCAAAAAACAGATCGTCGGGCAAAAAGTTTAACGCTGTCTCATTCTGAGCAACATCGGTAAACGACATAAACAACGTGTAATCGTCAGGGTTGCTAAAAGCGTTGGCGTACCAGTCGTCAGTATCTGACAGGCTTGACTCTGCTGTCGTGACAGTAACAAATCTTTGACCATAATAAAGCACGTTTGCTGCATTTGCTGTTGCAGCTGCGCCGCCGTTTTGGTTTGTAACTGACGCTGCAGTAAAAAAAGTTCCGTTGCTTGTACCTTCAACTCGGCTAAAAGTTTGGTATGCAATCTTTGACGCTGAACTTGTCGAATCCAATGTGAAGTTGTTTTGCACCACATCAACTGCCATCTCTTTAGGCGAGTAGTAAGTACGGTTTGAAACGACGCCGCCGTCACCAGCAATAACATTATTTACAGCCTGCAAACCATTAGTGGCCGCCGCTGTGCTATTCATCTTTAAATCAGTAAAACCTAACAGGCTTGCGTAATAAACAGCAGCAGAGTAGTCGTCAAGCAAATCATTAACAGCAGATTCAGCAATTAAAACATCGTTGATTGGTCCAAACATTGCTATTTGATCTACGCCGCTAATCGTCACTGTAGAATTTAAAGCGCTACCTGTTCCGTCCTGATATTCCCGTTGTGAAACAAAGCCACGAAAAGCAACAGAATAAGCTCCAGTTGTTTTAACAGAAATTTCTATTTCATCTTGAACTTTTGCGTATTGAACTTGGTCGCTTGTATTGGTCATAGTAAAACTAAAATTTCCACCAGCGTACGGTGACACAGCATTTGGTCGCCCAATGGTGTAACTCAAAGATCGCAAATATTGCGTAATGTCAAGACTGCTTTGAGTCAAGTTTCTTATGCGCCAAGTAAGTTTTGCCATTACATCGCTCGAATGTTCACTGGCACAGGGCCTGAAGTCCTAACGTATCTTTGTAGGGCCTGTACGACTGCGTTAGGGTCTGCGCCTTGCACATTGACTGTGACGGTGCTACCTGTAGAGCCGCCCATACCACGATTATTACTAGACAGAGCTGGCGCTCGAGTCATGCCAGCGCCCGAATCATGTATGCCGGGTGCGGCGCCCGGCTCGCCGCCCATACGCCCAAAACTAACTTTTCCTATCTCGCCAATATCTACGCCAGGTATCAGATTCATTGCTTTAATAATCAGGTTTACGGCAGTAATCCAGCCGTTAACCATAAATTCCACATAGGTCAAAACGCCGTTGACTACTGATCTGACAACACTGCGAAAGCCTTCAAACTTTTTGTATGCCATAACGACAGCGACGCCTAAAGCGATGACAGCGGCGGTGATCGCTACGGCAGGGTTTAACATCATGGCCGCATTGACAGCAAGGATAGACACAGCTAAAACGCCCATAGCGCCAATGACTACCGCTAGCAGCGTTGGGTTCTTTTCAGCCCAAGCGCTAAATTTCTGTACAACAGGCAACAGTTTTTCAAACACAGGCAAAAACGCCATGCCGATAGATTCTTTAGTTTCGTTAAAAGCAATGCCTAGTTTTTTCATTCCGCCAGCTGCAGTGTTAGCAGCGGCTTCGCCAGCGCCGCCAAAGTTTTCGGTCAAGACTGCTTGCACTTCGGCAAGAGTGGCGCCGTCTTTAATCATCAGCTTTAGTTC